CTTTATATCCTCATTTTTTTCTGCACTAATTAATTTTATTAAGCGAGTATATTGTTCTGTAGAAATGCTATAAGCGACAAATTTATCTCTATCAAATAAATTTAATATTTCATATATATTACATGATAAAACTCTACCACTATTATTTACAATTTTTATAACATTAGTTAACTCTTTACTATTTCCAATTTCCATATCTTCTGTATGAAGTAATATTTGTTCTTCTAATAACTTATATTCTGCTAATTTTTCATTAAATTCATCTTTCTTTGCTTGTATCTTTGCTGCATAATTTTCTGAAAATGGTAAATATATATATGATTTTTTACACAATTCTTCATTTTTAGTTGTAACAAAACTTACTGCATCTTCATAAGTATCAAATATTTCATCAACCTTATTTCCATTGGTACAATATCCATGTATTAGATTATAAGATGGTGTAACTTTTTTCCATCTGCTAAATTCACCAGGTTGATATGGAAATACAACTTCATATTGTTTAACATTTCGACCATCTTCTGTATATTTAGTTAGATCACTTATCAAATGACATTTAGATACTATATAACAAACAACATCATATTCTCTTTCTAGTTCATGTAATCCGTGTGACCAACCAACTTGTTCTATAATTGGCATAGCAGCATATTTTATCGGATAATTAATTTTCATAACAAAACTCCCTTCTTGTATCAAATATTATATCATAGTTTTTAAATATTTATATATATTATAATTAATTTTTAGTAAAATTTCTTTAATAAAAGAAATTAAATTAAAAACGCCGATTTTCCGTTTAAAATCAAGCGTTTTCAGTATATTTAACTCCAAAAATTGGAGCAACATCCAAATGGCAGGGGATGAGAGAATCGAACTCCCAACAGTGGTTTTGGAGACCATTATTATACCATTTAACTAATCCCCTATAAAAAACATTATATTTATGTCTTTTTTTGACACATATATAATGTAACATATTTCTATTTTTTTTTCAATATTTTTTTTATTTTTTTAATGAAGTTCTTTACAAATTCCTGGATCTGGTTTATAAAAACAGTGATTTTTATATTTTCCTGAATATTCTTGATCCCACCAAGTTTTTGTACAGGTTACTCCCTTTGTTGGAGCATAAAACCATAATGCATTAGTCGCAGGATGATAATATTCTCCCCTTAATACTCTTTTTGCTAATTGTTTTTCTTTTTCTGTAGGATTACCATAAAATAAACTGCTTGAAGTTCCTGAAAATCCTCCACGATTGCAAAGATTAGTACAACTTCAAAAGGAGTATATTATGAATAACTATTGTAAACACTTAAAAAAAAGAAAAAACAAACCATATTGTAATATAATGAAGAAAGAAATAACAGTTTCCCAATGTCGGGAATGTGATAATAAAGAATATAAAAAATGCACTACTTTCTCTCAAAACAGTGCAAATACACGGAATAAAAAAAATAATTGCACTAAAACTGCAAAAATGAAGAATAAATCAAATAAACTTGCCAAATTGGAACGTGATAGGTTTTCTGTATTCACTGATGATGATAAATGTTTTGTATGTGATTCTACATACCTATTAACATGGAATGAAATTTATCGAGGAAAGAACAGGCAAAATTCTATGGAAGATGGTTTTTGTTTAAGAATGTGCCTTGATTGTCATCGTAAATACCAGGATGATGTTGATTTTAACGAGCATTGGCATCGGGAAGCACAATTCTATTATGAAAAGAATATTGGTTCTAGAAAACAGTTTTTGGCTAGATATAGAAGAAATTATTTAAAATAAAAAGACCTATAGTTCTATCACTCTAGATAGTTCTATAGGTTTTCTTTTTTCCATAGTTTCAGTTTTGAACCATGCTCTTTTATTCTTGATATTATACTGTACTATTAAATAGTTATCTTCTCTGTTGGTTAACTTCTTAATTAACATCTTATCATTAATTATTTTTTCAACCATATTATTCCCCTTTGTTGGCTTAATATAATAACATAATTTTAAAATAATGTCAAAAAAGAGCAAAGAATTTAATCTCTGCTCCTTTCTAATATCTTTTTATTTTCTTTAATTATTTCCATTCTGCGATTGTATTCTTCTCTATCATCTAATTCTAATCTGTGAAGTTCTTTGTGTATATCCTCATTTAATAAATAACTTTCTTCATAAATAGTATGCCCAGTTAATCTAAATGGTGGATAATGATGGAGAACTAATTTTTCCTTTGTATATTTTTCCATTGAATACATACAAACCTTGCCACATTTAATAAATAATTGCTGTTTTACAGCTCTTGCATTAGGTCGCCTACTCATTTAACTGCCTCTTTTATTAATCAATTGAATATTTTTTTATTATCAATATGCAATTAAACTGATTTTAATGTACCATTTTTTAACATTTCTAACATTCTAGTATTTTGTTCTGCAGTACCACAATAATTAGTAATACCATTAGCATTTGCTAATTTAGAACGATAATTATATGTACTATCTACTCCTATTTGATTTAACGCATCTACTATTGATACTCCTGTATAATTTGGATTAGATAAATAAACTACTTTATTTACTAATTCATTAACTCTAGTTTGTACTTCTGAATAATTATATCCTTCTGCCTCAAGTTTTTCTTTTCTTTCTGGATAATTTCCATATTTTCCTGCTATTACATCATTAGCAATTTCATCTAATGATTTTTTATTTACTACATACAAATCTTTATCTAAATATTCAGTTGGATTAATTCTTACTCCATCTTTCCATACTTCAAAATGAAGATGTGCGCCATATGCATTACCACTATCACTCATATATCCTAGAACTTGTCCAGCATTAACTTGTTCACCAAATTTTACGTTTAATCCTTTTTGCATATGTGCATATAAAGTAGCATATCCATTTCCATGATCTATTTTTATACAATTACCATATGATGCATTACCATTGCTTCCTTTTGCATTACCATATCCATCTTGATGAAATATTACTTTACCTGAAGAATGTGCTATTACATTATCTAATGTATATCCTCCACCTACAATATCTATTGCATTATGACTATTACTATATCCCTGTGTAACTTCACATTGTCTTTTTTCTAACAATCTACAATTCATTATTATCTTTTTCCTTTCCTTCTAATTGAGTTATACTTTTTAACCCTAATTTATTTTTGAAATTTTGATAAATAATTTCTGCTCCAGCATAAGTGATTATACCTACCCAGCAACTCATAATTTTGTTCAAATTACTAAATGATATTGCAAATAAAAATCCTGTAACAAAACTTATTACAAGACTTACTATTGCTAGTGATATTTTTTTATTTACATTAAAATTTTCTTTTAATCTTTGAATTAACTGTGTAGATATAAAAGTACTTGCTATTGCTAATACTAATATTTGAGATATTAATTCTATATTCATGTTTTTTCCTCCTATTTTACTATTTTGGTTGGTAAATTAAGTATTTCCTCATACATTTGAGCAACCGTACCGTTTCCACCTAAATTCTTATATTCATTAAACATATGTTCTACATTTTCTTTATCTAAAATACTAATTTCTCCTTTTATTTCATATTCTCTATATCTTCTAATTAATTCATTTCTAAGTAAGGCTTGTACTCCGCTTTCAACAGCTTTTTCTCTATTATGTAGTTTCTTTATTTTTTTGGCTAAATAACCTAGAATAGAAATTATTAATCCAAATATAAATTCTAACCAATATTTAAGTATAAATTCTATCATATCTTTTTATTCTCCTTAAAATGTTGTAGCATCAAATTCTTCTTTAGTTATAAATCCTTCATCATCATTACAGATTATAATTCCTGTTTTTGCTGTATTATTCATGAACGCATATTGATACCCTGTAAAACTTTCAACTGTTGCTCTTGGTAAATCTATATACATTTTCGTAATATTAGTACAACCGATAAAACTATATTGCCCTAAACCACTTGAAGTTACTGCTGAACCTAACCATACTGCTTTTAAACCAGTACAAGAAAGAAAAGCAGAGTAAGCAGAACTATTATTTATAGTAGTTACGTTTTTCATCGATATTTGAGTTAAACTAGAACAACCAGAAAAACAACGTGAAGGTAATGTTTTAACTCCATCAGGAATAGTTTTTATTGCTAATTTTGCACAATTTATAAATGCGTATGTTCCAATTGATGTTAAACTGCTAGGTAATTTTGTTAATTCTAATACTATACAGGCTTGAAAGCCACCATTGCCAATTTTCGTTATACTATCAGGCATAGTAACAGTTTGTAGTGATTGACAATTATAAAAAGCGCGATCGTTTATGGTTGTCATTATACTTGGTAAATTTGCTTCAACCAATTTTAGATTTAATAAACCTTTATAAGCAACGGAATCTACGGTAGTACCAGCAAAAGAACTTGCAGGTAAACTTGTCATACCGTAAACTGTTACTTTTTTTGCATAACCATCAGTAGTCCATTCATCAATTACAAATCCTATATTTGGTGTACTTCCTCCACTTGGTAAATTAGTTATTTCAGTATCAAAATCACTTGCTTTTATACTCGTATTATCGCCTTTTTTGTCTTTAATTGCAGTTGCAACGTCTGTTAGAAAGTTAGTTAAATTATTTGTTCTTGCCATTAATAACTTCCCTCCAATGCTGAACCAATTGCAGTGTCAATTAGCTCTTGAACCTCTTCTAATGTCACTCCACTTCCGGCTGGTCCTCTTTCCCCTTGTGGCCCACGAGGTCCAACTTCGCCTTGAACGCCTTGTATTCCTTGTTCTCCCTTCTCTCCTTTTGGTCCTTGAATCCCACGTTCCCCCTGCGGTCCTTGCTCGCCTTTATCTCCTTTATCTCCCTTTTCACCTTGCGGTCCTCGTTCTCCTTGAGGACCCGTTTCGCCTACTTCACCTTTTAAACTAGCAAGCCACTCTGTTTCTGATAAAGTACCACCATTTTGCAAATATAATTCGTAAGCTGATAAACCACGTTTTCCTTCTTCGGCTTTTACTTCTATTTCAATTACATTTTCCATTTCCATTAGTTATTACCTCCTTTATCTCCTGCTTCTGGTAATAATATAAATTCTTTGTCACCATCATCATCGTGTCCAATCAATGTAATGTCGCCATTATATTCAACTTCATACCAATATGTTTTTGGTTTACTAATTATTTCACCAATTTTTGTATCTTCTTTAGTTAAAGTCAAATAAAAAACATCACTTTCTTCAGTAATGTTATATTCTTTTTGAAATACTACATTTTCATAATGATTTTTTTCGACTATAGAAAATTTAATTTTATCGCCAACTTTAAAACTACCAAGAGTATTAGTCAATTTGATAGTTCCTCGAGCCCCTCTATTAATTTTTATTTCTTTCGTTTCTTTGTCAAAAGTCATATTATCACTCTCCTTTATTTATACCCCACAATTTTACTTATATAATAATAAGTGTTTGTTTGCAAAGTACCATTATAAGCAAATTTTGCTCTTAATTCACTTTTAGAAGTATCAACAACCACTTGCATAAAAAAGACCATACCATCAGGTTCATCGCCATTAACGCCATTGAAATAAGCAACGGCATTACCTGCAATATAATCAGTAACATTACTACCTGCGCTTGTTAAATCTAAAAACAATATATTGCTTGCTCCACCGGTATTTTCGTTTTTACTATCATAACAGCAATATGTTATCTTTAGTTGTTTATATGGTGAAAAATCTCTTGCCAATGTTTCGCTACCTGTTAATTTTCCTTCATATATGATTTCGCCTATTAAATGTTCTTCTATATAATTACAACTATATGTATCTTTGGTACTTATATTTTTACTATTATATACTTTTGGCAACTCGCTATTTTTAACCAATATTTTGTCTACATCTAATTCTTTAATATACGCACCTTTTTTATGATGAATTTCAACCGGAATACTACTAGTAAACATATAAGCAACTTCATCGGTATCATTAACTATATCTTTTATATAAAATATAAATTCATTGTTAACTTGGTAATTTATTTGATTTTCTATTTCTAAATTATCAATTTTAAATGTATTATTTTCATAAGTAGCACTAATTGTCTTTAACTCGCTATATTCTGATGCACCTTGTTCTCTAAATTTATATTGAATAGTCAACTCGTTTTGAGTTTCTCCAATTAATCCATTATAGAAATTACCTACCATGTGTAATAATGCATCACTTGATGTATTAGTTGTTCTTGTTATCTTAACATCAGTCTTATTTATTGATACATTTACGTAATCGATAAAATCTAATTCTAATGGATATTCTTCAGATACATTTCCTCTAGCATCAATACATGTAATAATAAATTTAGTTTTTAATATTCCATCACTTTCATAAAAAGTTTGGATATCATTTAAATTAACTATATTGCTAGTTACATTACCACTATTTTGTGTTCCATTTACAACTTTGTAACTTGCGATTGTTGTGCCAGTTGGAGCAGTTGCATTAATAGTAAATTGATTTTTTGATATACTTCTTAGTATTTTATCAGTTAATGACGATATACTTGAATTTAATTCTGTTCTTACAACATTTGTAATAACTGGTTTATCAATTATTGTTAATTTAAACGTAGCATTTGTTCGTTCGCCAATTTGTGTATCACCATCATATGTATCACAATACACAATTGCATCAACTAATCTATTTTTAGGATTATCTATCTTGATTTGATTTATTAATTCTTCGGACATTTGCCAAACGTAATTCTTATCATTGTATTTTTCTACTAATGTACCAGTTCTATCACCTATTTTATAACTTAATGTACTTGTAAACGAATCTACTTTTCTACCAATAACTACATTAGGATTTTGTCCTAAATCATAATTGCTTACTGAAACTGAACTTGCTCTTGGTATAGTCGTTAGAATCATAGTATCGTTTATTTCAGCATTACCAGATGTATATGTTTGTCCAGTACTATCAGTAACAGTAAAACTTATATTGATTGTTTTAGCTCCGTCTTCATTATGAACAACTGGCAATGTCCATGATTTAAGTATTATTGTGCTAAAGCCATTATAATTTGGGATTGTTCCTTCATATTCACGTTCGTTTATATTTATTTTATAGGAAATCAAATCCCCCCATTCAGCCCAATCCCATCCAGTTTGAATTGGTGCTATCGAAAATTCGTAATATATTATTGATTCATTATTAATATTATTTATTGATTCTTCTGACACCATTAAAGAAAATTCATGATGTCCTTTGCTTCCATTAGCTGCTATTGTTTTTGTTTGCAACGCCATTTTTAATCACCTACCCAATACCAAGCTTGACACGTTCCATATTTTTCGTGTTCTATTTTTTCTTTTTGTATCAAACCATTTTCTTTTATTGTCCCTGATGTTTCTAACGTCTTAAATAATGCACCTGATATATCAACTTTCATTAAAACATTTGAATTATCTTCCTTAATCTTTCCATCAGATGCATATACACCTTTATTACTTAACAATCCGACAAATCCTTCATCTGATTTTGATACTCCAACACCATCATCATCTATATTTACAGTAGTATTTTTTAATTTTGTAATACCCTCTGTATTAATCTGATTAATTACATCATATTTCCATCCTTCTGCAGTCTGTGTCATTTGTGTTGTCATCTCGGTTGTTATGCTAGATTTTTGCTCTTCTAATTTTTGTTCTAGTTCTTCGTTATTTGTATAGTTGTTGTTTAGGTTTGTTGAAATGGCACTTACACTAGAAGATATTTCATCAACTGTTTGTGAAGTTTCTGATGTTTTTTCTTCCAAAGTGCCAATTTTTGTTCCTTGCTCATCAACTAATGCTGTTGTATTAGTCATTTTTGTATTTAACTCATCAACATTATTTTTTATTTCAGTAACAGTGCCACTTAATATTGTTAAATTTTTACCAACTTGATTAGCAACAGTATCATCAGTATATTTAGTAGCAATTATCCAGTCATTTTCTTCAAATACTTCATCACTAGACTTTGTAGTTTGACATCTATACAATTCTTCATTTTTTATCCATAGATCACCTACATCATATGGGGGAATCGGTTGTTCAATAAATACTTGTCTTTTTTTATCTGCTGTATCTTTAGCAGAATTCGCAAGTGCTAAAGCCTCGGTAACATCATTATCAGTTATTTTTAGCCACGAATAAGCTTCATTTTCTAAGGTGAATCTATAAGCATATCCAGTATCTCTGTCATAATACAAGTCTCCTAGATGATTATTCTTTTCTTCTTCAGTAGACCATTCGTTTGCTGGGTAATTTTCTAAAGTTGGAATACTAGAAGAAAACCAAGTAGTTATGTTTCCATCTACTTGGTTTTGTATATCTTCTAAGTTCTTTGTAGTTGCTTTTACAAAATCTGTAAGTTCATTTTCTACTTTAGTTAAATTATTCTGTTGTAATTCAAAATTTTTCTTTAATTTACCTATACTACTAAAATCGTATTTTCTTTCTAAATCTTGAGGAGTTCTAACACCATTTAAATCTTGTCTTGTCATTTTGAATACACCTTACCATTTCTTATTGTAAATCCCATATCTTCCAACATCTTACTTTTTTCTTCTTTTGATATATTCATATTATTAACATAATCAATCAAATACTTATCGTAAGCACTAAAACCAAACGATTTTAGCAGTGATGCTTTTTCAAATTTAGAATAATCTAAATTATTGATATATTTAATTATTTGATTATCATAACTATCATAACTACTATATTCCATTTTAATTAATAGAGCTTTTTGTGGTACTGATAAATTTAGACTATTTATATAATTAATAACTTTCAGTTTTCTAGAATTAGTAATTGCTTTACCATTTTCATAGTAATCAGTTGTAAATTCTTGACTGTTAAATTTGATAAATTCTTTTATAGGTATATTAGCGTTTAAAAGATTATCAAGAACCTTTTCGCTCGAATAATACTTATCATACAAATATGCTAACTGTTTATCATTTAATTTTGCATTTATTAAATATTCTGAAATTTCTTTTTTCTTTTCAGATGCAGTTAATTGTTCATCCGATTTTATTGAAGAAATAATTTTCTTTTGTGCCACGTATTCTACAATTTGTGTATTTGTCATTTTTAGTTCTTTTATTTTATTTATCTCTTTCAAAGAATCATTTTCATATTCAACATCTTTTTCACTAAAATACTCTTCATTTGCCAATGCTGATGCATAAGAATAAACTTCTTTTACCATACTCGCTTTTTGTTCATCTGTTGCATTTATATAATTCTTGTTTTCTACTAATTTTGTCAAATATGTATTAGCAGTATTACCATAAGTTTTTTTGTATTTTGTATATTCTTTTGCAGACATTTGATATGTTACATCTTTGTATTTCACATATGCTTTAGGAACACCCGGAATAACACTAGTTTCACCAGTTGAATTATATAACCTCTTTAATTCTTCATCTAAAGAAGTAGATATATCTTCTTTCCTAGAATATGGTGCAATAAAATTTTCAAATGCCCTTTCTATTATGTTATCACTTTGTTTTATTTCATTTCCCCAAATATCTGTACTAGCCTCTAATTGATTTCTCAAAATAGGAACTTTATACATTAATTTTCTAACTGTTTCTTCGCCAAATTTCCATGAACTATTATTTGATGCCCTGGTTGTTCTTTTTTTATCATCTAATGTTGCGGCTATTTGACTAAATAATGTTGGTATAAATTGAGTAAGATAGTTTTGCCCCATACTTCCAGCCATTCCAGCAAATTTCTTAATTCCACTATCATAAGAACTTAATACATCATCTAAACTTGATAAAAATGACATTTCACTTAACGGATCCAAAGTTTGTGCTAAAGTATCTACAACTACGTTCATATCCCATTCTGCTTGTTTTTCTAATTTTTCATAGGCAGTTGCTCCTACTAAAAGTGGCATGGCAACTGGCGATAACCAAGATATAGAATATGTAGAATTGCCAATTCTAATAGAATATGTTTGATTACCAAGATATGAATCATATTTTCCTTCTTTGTCATCATCGCCAGCACCCTTTAATATTCCTGCTTTTGATAAAGCATATCCTATAAGCATTAAAGAAGTTCCTGTAAGTCCTTGAGATAGATTGTCTATAAATTGGCTTGCTTCCATATTTCCTTTTGATACTTGGTATGCATCATAAGAAATAGTTTTTATCAATCCTAACGGAGAATAACTAGCACCTGTTTTAGCTATATTAATAGGAGTCTTTTTAAAAGGTATTGTAGAACCAACAACTATTTTAGTAAGTGCATTTTTATTTTCAATTTTACTAATTTGACTAGCTAACCAACTGTATTGTCTAAAAGTTGCTTTTTCAGCTTCCTTTATAGCATATAATTTAGCTTTTTCTATTATTTCGCTATTATTTGCTATATCTTCATTTGTGATTATATTTTGTGCAGTTAAATATTCTTTTAATGAATTTTCAAATGCTGTTTTACTAAAAATCCAATCTTCTTTTGATAATAAATTACTGTTAATGTCTTTTATTTTTTCTATTGTTTTATTTTTAAAAGTTTGTTTTTTTCTCTCAATAGATGCTTTTTCACTATATTTGCTTTCACCAGTAATTATTTCTCTCATTTGTTCTGTTGTTTTTTTTGCATAGTCACTTACTTCTTGAGATGCTTTTTTCCAAGTTTTTGTTCTATTTTCAATCGGAACAACTGTTTCTATTGTTCTTGCAACTGCATTTTTAACTTTTTGAGTTCCCCACATAGCAACATTTGACACCATATTTCTTATATGTGTTTTAGGATTTCCTAGCATAGACAAATATCTCCATGCAACTATTTTTTCTGACTTTGTAGTAATCAATTGTTCAGCAACTTTTTCTTTAAATTGTTCTACTCTAGAGTTCAAATCATTTTGTTCAAATGTTCCATCAGCCTTATATGCGTTTAATATTAACTCAACCATTTCAGGTGTTATTTCAACATTTTGAAATGATGTATCACCTTTAGCCTTTGCTCGTTGTACAAGTTTTTGATAAAATCTCAATTGCCCTTCTGGAGTTAGCCTTTGTATTATAGATAATGCTTGAACTTTTTGTCCTAAATCAGTACCTAAAATTGCAGTGTCCATTATTAAATCACTTGCTAATTGTGTATCGCCTTTGTTTATAGCTTCTTGTATAAGTCTTTCGGCAAGTACAATATCTGTAAGTGAAATATCATTATCATTTATTTTACTTTGAATATACTTAATCGAAGTCTCGTATCCCATTGAATCTAACTTATTATTCGCTTTATCCAAAGTCTTCTTATTTGATTGAACAACATAACTAACTTTGTTAAAGTCTAAATCTTCTAAAAACACCTTATCCTTAACTATTTCACTTTCTAGTGATGTTTCTATCCATTTTCTTTGTTTTACCTCTAATGCATCATTTTTTATAGTTTCATTTAATATTTTAGCAATCTGTTTTGATTTTTTAGAAGGTTTAGTATTTTTTTTAACAGGTGGCATATTTATTGCATTATTTTCGCTAGATTGCATATTATTAGTAATAGGTAATATGCTAGATTTGACATTTTGGTTTGATTGTGGTATATTATTGGCAGAAAAAGCCACAGATGTGTCGCCTAGGGCGTTAATATCATTGGACATTATGTCATTTGATACCACATCCTCGGCTTTTTTTAATTTGTTGTTTTTTATAAATTCTAAGTACTCTTTAGAATCACTTTCAAATACATAATAACTTTCTGGATAAAGTTGTTTTTTTGTACTTAAAACCTCTACCGCTACTGAATAACCATTTATTTTTTTCGTAAAATATAATGTTGGAGTTTTTCCTCTAGATAATTGTGAACTTAGTCCTATATAATCTGGATTAGATACTACTTCGCCATATTTTGATAAATTTTCTGGGGTCACATCTATTTGTCCAGGTCTTTTTTCAACACCATGTTGATTATAAGAATGTTCTATATTATTAGAACTAATAACTATATTTGTATCTTTTGTGTCATATTTAATCCCTAGTTTTTCCTGTATCATTTTTGAATTATTTAATAATGTATTTAGTTTACTAGCAAGGTTATCGTTAATTCTTCCTAAAAACAGTTTCTGAGTTTTTACTGGAATACTATTTTTTTTGGCTTTTTTCGTTATTGGATCATAATATTTTTTAACAAATGAATTAAGCTCTGCATTTATTCCATCTATTAAATTATTTCCACTTAAAAATCTCTTTATATCATCATTAGTATATTTTTTTATTTTTAAATTACCTTGATTTTTAATGATATTTGTATTACTATTGTTATCAGAAGCAAATGCTCCATCCGTTTCGGACGTTCTGTTTGGGGCTACAAAAGCATCACTCGTTGGAGATATGCTTCTTTTTTTTATTTCATAATCATTATTAATATTACTTTCTTGTTTTACTATATCATTAACTGTTGGCAATATTTTATTTTGTTCAACAGTTTCTTTTTGTATAAAATCTTGACCTTTAATATTTGACTTTACCAAACTTGGGGCTTGAGATATACCACTTATTATTGCTCCAGAAATAAATTGATCTAACAACTGTTCATCTTTCATTATTTTAGATAAATCTTCTTCTGATAAATATGTCATTTTTTTACCAATCGCTTGAATAACTCCAGACATTACTTCTTCTGAACCTTCTGCAAGTGATTTTACTGTATATTCAGTTAAATTCTTTGCTAATTGGCTTTTAAATTTACTTGATATTTTTTTTGCTAACATGTCATCTGCGCTAGATAAACCTTTGCTAATACCTATTGCATTTATTCCTTTTCCTAATCCACCAAATATTAATTCTGTTCCCGCTTCAGCAACTCCACTTATAAGACCATATTTAACCGCCTCTTCATCAGTTGCTCCGCTTAAATATGCTTCATTCATTCCAGAACCCATAGCACTAGTTCCAGTTGCTGCAGTTGTCAATGCAGTTGTTCCTAATGTTCCTAATCCTGCTGAAGCACCTAAACCACCTGTAGCAATTATTCCTCCTACATATCCTAATCCTTCTGTAATACTATCTGATTTATCTCCTAAAACAGAATATTTATCAAATTCATTTTGAATTGAACCAATTGAATTATTAACTAAATTCTTTTGTGCAAACTTCTTTGCTTTTTCCGAAAATTTATCTGCTCCTAGTAACTTAGATGCCCCAGCAACTCCATATGTTCCTAAATCAACTACACCTTCTGCTAAATTACCAACACCTTTTATCGCACCTGTAACGGCATCTCCCAATGTATTAGCAAATGTTACTGTAGCATCTCCAACTTGATAACCATCTTTAAAGGCGCCTTTTTTAAACCATTTATTAGTATTTTTTTTATTTTTGCTTAATTCTAATGCTGTATAATAATTTCTATTAGTATCATTCATTTGATTCAATAATGCATCTTTTTTTACAGCCTCTAAATATGAATTTGTTTTGTTCCCTAAAAAATCATTACTTTTGTTTACTTTTTCTATATTGCCATTTTTATAAATATATCTTGCCATTTATATCACTCCTGACATTAGTAATTATAAAGTCGGTTTCTTCCTACTCCTTTTGATGAAGTTGTTGTTGAACTTGATGTACTTGTTTTTGAACTGTTGCCTTTATAATTTTTATTTAAAGGATCTTTTGTTGAATCTGCACTTCCTTTTTTATAATAAGTTTTACCATCAACTTCTATCACATCAATATAATCTTTATCTATATAATAATCTAAATCACCTGCTGTACTTAGTCCCAAATTGTTTAACAAGGATACTACATTTGTTGAATAACCTGATAAATCTACTTTTGGAGAATCATTACTTGAATTGCCGTCCAAAATAATATTATTCGAATCATCTTCTAAACTAGCATAATAGGCATTTTGTGCTGCTAATTGTTGCTGTTGAAGTTCATACTCTTTTTCCCATTGTTGTCTAGCAATTTCGTCTTGTTGTTTCTTATATTCCATTTGTTCATTAAATTGTCTAATAGCCTCGGCTTGTTCATTTTCATAATTGATTTGATTTTCAACATCTTTATATCTATCGTAGTAAGTATTATTAATGTTATATTCCCAATTTAATTTATTTTGAGTTTGAGTATCTTTATAGTTGAATCCTTCTAATGCTATTTCTAATTTTTGTTGCATTTGTTGTAATGCTAATTCCGCTAGAGTTGCATTATTAGAAAGTTGGGCTTCCTTAATTGCATTATCAAATTCTAATTTAATATTATTTAGACTTTCTCTTGCAGTAGCAACTCTATTTTGATATGTATTATACATATCTACTTTAGAACTTTCAGCATATCCACTGTTAGATAACCCATTAGAAGCAGCATTCTCTCTGGATACACCATACTTATCCACTTCTTTTTGATAATCAATATAACTTGCTTTTGCTTCTTTTTGGTATTCTTGTTCTGCTTTTTCTTTTTGTTGATTATATAGTTCCAATTGATGATTTAAATTATCATTTGCAATTTGTTCTTGAGTTGTTTTCCAATTGTCAACATAATCTTGTTGTTGTTGAGTAAGATTTTCTCTTTCTGCTATTAAACTATCATATGTTTGATTATATTTATTTAATTCATTTTGTTTATCTTGTTCTACTTGTGTAAATCTTTCATCATCATAATTAACATTCATTTATTATCACCTCTTTACATATCCACCGACAAATGATTCTAATGTATAAGAATTTAGACCAAAAGGCATAGTAGAACTAAACTTCATTTGTATTTTCTTCCATTTTTTCTTTTTAACTCTATATACTATGTATCCTTTATCATTGTCATAAGTCCCTATTTCTTCAAAATCGTTATTGTCAGTTCTTACTTCTACTTTTATATTTGTTCCTGTCATTTCAGCAGTTCCACCACGTTTATTAGTTGTTTTTTGATATTGTGGATACTTAAAATCATCATGTTTGGTAGTCCAATATGAAGTTATTTCTCCATCTGTTTTGGTTAATTTATAGATAGAATTATTACCACATAAATAAAGCACTCCATCTTTTACTGAAGTGCAAGTAATATTTTGTGCTAATCCCCAATAATACCATTCATATTCCACATAAACATCTTGATATTTTTGTCTACTATCTGCTAGGTATACTTTATTATCTATAATTACTAATAAATAACCTTCCCACTCTTCTAATATCATATTTTTATAATTAGATTCTTGTAGTAATCTTCCATCTATCATACTAGATCTATGTGCCAACACTTGTTCTGTAGTTATATCACCGTTGATTGCTTCCATTCCTCTATCACTAAAGAAAACAATATCATCATTAAAATTAATACCTGTTGCTACACAACCTGTATTTATACTAGAATGAGTGCTAGGATATATTTTCCCATAACTGCTATCTATTACTGGATTATGATAGAAAACAGTAGTATTTGCTTGTGATGGTTCTTTAAATACCCATAATGCATTATTACTTGCTACCATTGCTTTAACTGGTGCTAAATCTGTACCTTCATTATAATAATCTAGGTCGCTAATATATCTAGGATCTTCTAAAGAACTATGAAATACTGCATTAGGATAGTCTTGGTTTCCACTAAAAAACACCCTATTATCAAATACAGTAAGCAATGTACATTTATTTATTCTATCTCTATAACCTTGTATAGTTTTTCTAAATAGTATTTCTACATTATGTTGTCCATCTGTAAGTGGTGATGGTGGTGCAATATTAAACGTTACTTCTCCTTTCACTGTATTAACATTCAATTCTACTCCTTGGGTATAAGTAATTCCATCAATTACAGCAGTAACAACATAATCACTATCAATATTTTCAGTATCTAATTTAAATACAGTAGTTTTCCCATCACCTATTCTAAGATTTTTTCTTAATCCTGTAAGCAAGTTAACGTCTTGATATGTTGTTCCACTTCCATCAGCATTTCCTATTGAAGTAGTTGGTATTGTTCCTTCTGCTTCTTTTATTGTTTCGCCATCATATTCTAAATAATTAATGCCATCTTTTATAAATAAAATATTATTAAATATAAACGACTGACTCTTTGCTGGATTCATACCAGTAAATATTTCTTTTTTATCATCATATAGTTTGGTTCCACAATGGACTATCTTATGTGTTACATCGCCTACATCATAAAAAAAGAGACCAAATATGGTGTTATCATATTCTTCTACTAACTCCATATCAGGTCTTGTTTCTATTTCAGCACTATTATTCTTATAATTTTTCCACATATTTAAACTATCTGGACTTCTTGATAAATGAGTATCACCATTACTAAAATCAACACCTGCAAAGTTATCTACTTTTCTTGTGACTAAGTTACCGCTTGGTACTCCACCACTTGCACTATAAGAACTCATAGTTATCACCACCTTCAAATGATATACTACCAGTATGATATCTAGGATCTAGTTGTTGTTTTAATATTTCATATCTATTTGAATATACTTGTCCATAGTTAGCAGATATATCTGATTTTAACAAGTCACCTGCTACACCATAAGGCATTATTTCTAACACATCTGTTGATAACTCAAAATTGAAGTCATCTCCTACAGTATCAAATGTTATTTGCTTAGGATATTTATAGTAATATATCTTTGCTGTTCCTTCATCTTCAAAGATAACTGTATTCCCCACTATTGTATTAGAAACTCCTTTTATTAGATTTAATTGATATAGATTTTTATCAATGTCAGAAAAATCCATTTCTTCATCTTTTTGTACTTCAAATTCATCCCTAGCAGGTATTTTCTTTATTCTCGAAAGTTCGTTTTGTATTTGATTTATAACATCATTTATTTTGTTTGCTATATCAGGATCATCTGTTAATAATTCGCTTTCAGGATTAATTTCTTCAATTAATCTAAGCACTTTCTTCTTCATTTCTGTTAGTGTCATTATTATCACCTCCTGTTATGGATTAATATCAGTATTATCTTTATAAATATCTTTTATTTGCCTTATTTCTTCTTCTAAATCTTTTATTTTATATACTGGAACATTTGGAATTATATATCCTTCTTGTTCTGTCCACAGTAATACTATCCCTTCTGGTAATTTCTGAACTAATTTACTATATTCTGTACTCTTAACGCCATCATATTCACTAGATTTTTCTATCTCTGTTGTAAGTACTAAATCTTTTAATATTTGATGCACTTCTCCACTATCAGTTTTCTCATCAAAGCTAGTTTCTTTAGTTATCGTTCTACCATAAAATTGTTTTAAGTTTGGTTTTACTGTAAATAATTCATTATTCATTTTTTCCTCCTATTTGTCGCATGAAGTGGAATTGCACCACTTTTAATACTAATCACACGATGAAAAGGGCTTTCGCCCTTATATTTCCATTTCAATTCATCAAAATTACATTGCAGTTTTCATTACATAAATTTCTTTTGGTCTTACGATTTTAGCGCCGAATACATATAAACCTTTTACTGCATCTGTGAATGCATCTTCTGGTCTATAGTGTTCTACTTTATCGATTTGTTCTGCGAATGCGATTGCTTTACTTGTTCTAAGAACATTGTAGTAAACATTATCAGTAGAACCAGTACCAGTTTTTCCTGTAGGTAAGCAGTTTTCAATACATACATATGCATTGTTAATTTTACCAACAGCACCTTTCTTAAGGATTTCAGGATTATTAGTAGATAATTCAGTTAAGCATTGTCTATAAGTAGTAAATACTTTTGGTGCAAGTTCTAAATAGAACATATCAGATACTTTGCAATCATTACCATATAGTGTTGCAAATCCATCTTCAACACTTGACATAGCATTTGAAGTAGTTAATGAAATAACACTTGAACTTTGTGGTAATGGTGCAGTGCCATCTTCTACACCTGCTTCAATGATAGAAGCTACATATTTATCTCCTTCTAAAGCTAATCCTTTTCCTGCTTCATCTGTTAATGCTTCCATTAATCCTGGAACCGATTGTGCTTTTACAATATCTTCAACTTCAAAATTGAAGTATCTATATTGATTTAGTTGTAATAGTTGAGAACTATCGCTAGCACTTTCTCTAGTTAGAGCAGTACCTGGAACATAAGTTCTGATAGTAGGTCTATTTACTGATAAAATTTTTACTTCTTTCGCATTCTTCGAATCTTTTTCGTATTGAAAATCGCAGTGATTTCTTAATGAAGTTATTTTTTCAAGACTTCTTAAGATTGATTTTGACCAAATTGTTTGTTGGAAATATTGTACTGTATTGCTTACAGCCATTGTAATCATTCCTCTCTTTATTTAAGAAGTGATTTACTGACCTGTCATGGATTTTCTTACTGCTTCCCAAATTTGTGGATTATCTAAATCATCATCAGATAATGCAGCAATTTCTTCCTCAGTATAAAAATCTTTGACTTTACTTGAAGGCCCAGTTTTCATACTTCCTATTTTTTCAACCTGTTTTTTAGGTTTTAATTGTGCATAATATTCATACACTTTCTTAATTGGAGTTTTAGAATCAAATTGATTAGCAAATGATTTAAATTCACTATCATTTAATACGTCTTCCTTAACACCAATTTGAGCTAACTCTTTGACTTGTTTTTGTCTAGTCAACTCAGTGGCAAGTTCAGTAAACAAAGCTTTCTCTCTTGGTGTCATATTATCTCTACCAATAGTAGCTAGCCTATTTGCTTCTTCTTCCATTTCCTCATAACCTAGTTTGATAATCTTTTGAGCATCAGATTCTCCTAATGTTCTTTCATCATCTTCTGAATATCTAGATTTCTGATATGCTGGTATATCAATTCCTTGTTCTTTGTAGAATTCCCTCATTCTTTTATTAGATTCAGCAATATCCGTAGTACCAAGGCCAGCACTTAATATACTTTCAGTTTCTTCGTATTTAGAAAGTTTTTCATTGTAAGCTTTTTCAAGCTTCCTTTTTTCCCTTTCTATCTTAGTAGGTAGAATATTATTTACTCTATCATTTACTAATTTTTCGATTTCTTCATCAGTATATTGTTTAACTTCTTTTTTTTCTTCTTCGTTAGAAGCGGTATCAGTTAATTCTATACCTTCCTCAATTTCTTCTACTGCTTGAGCGTCAGTATTTTCAGTTACATCTGTAACAGGTATTTGAACATTCATTTCTTCGTTCATTTTCTTTCCTCCTATTTTCTGTAAGGGTTTGACTTCCCTTTCCATATTCTTTTAAAGTCATACAATGCTTGGACTATCAAAAAAGCAATAACTATACTGTCATTGCTTGATTAATTAAACTAGTTCCCATTTCTCTAATACCCTCTATATCAGCCTGTGTTCCTAGATAACTATTTGCTCTCATTTGAAGTTGTTGAGCTTGTGCTTGTATTTCTGCTATTCTTCCTTGAATCTCTTTCATTTTCTTAATACCATCTTGAAGTTTTTGCTTTGGCATAGAACTATCGTCATCCAATAGTTCTGTATATACTTCTAATTCGCTTAATCTTCGCGGATTAAAGTATCCTGCTTTTAACATATTTTCAAGCGACAATTCTTGAGCATATTTATCAAAAGGACTCTTTGGAGTAACATCTACTCTAACATTTGCTTGTAATGCTTGCAAAACACTATATGGAACTTTTACCGGTTTGCTTGTAGTTTCTCCTTTAATGGCATCTGTAGTATCATATTCTATTGTTAAACCATCACTAGCATAGGTTTTCCACATATCTAACCATATTCTTGCTAAATCTTCTATTGTAGTTTTTAATGATAATATTTGTTCCGCATTAGGCATTTGAGATGCTTGCTGTACTGCTAATATTGCCTTACCACTTGCACTTTCTGGATTAATTTCTCCAGTAGCAACATCACCAGCACCCGCTAGTTCTCTTGTAGTAGTAATCAACTCATTCATTACCTTTTCAACATCGGCCGACATTTGAGATGGATTAATTGTTCCTACTATCTTTCTAACATCATCAACTGTCATTCCATTTACCTTTATTGTACTACCAACTTGATTTAAAGCATTAGGGTTTTGTATCTTGCTTACATCTGCTATCTTCTGAGGATAAGCTGTTGATTTGGCAGATATTAATCTTCTCATAATAGTTTTATTAATTTCCAACTGGTTAGGAATTAAATATCTTACTTCTCCTTCTCCCCTAGCATAACCTTCTTTTTCTTCCCATAACATATGTGCTATGGGATAAAGAGTTAGCCCTGTATCTGAATCATCCTTTATATCACAATACTGTGTTGCTTGCGAAAAATGCACTGTACCGTCCTTCTTATAGATTTTAGTAATTATAGTGCACATATTGTCTACTTCTTTTTTGGAATCTTCTCCAGCTTCTTCATAAGTATCAGTGTCGCTGATTATGTATCTTATTTTTTCATCAGATACACCCTCTTGTTTAGCCATATCAATAATATTTATCAATGGCTTTCTTTGCTTAATCAAGATATATGGTTGATTTTGAATATCACTATCATTCTCATTTCCATAATAAATATCATTTTTTGACAATATTTCATGATTAGGTAAGTTTAATTCATCATTATATGTAACATATATTGGACATTCATCATTTATCGCACTGTGTTTGGAAATAGCTCGTACTTTCATATCCATACTATCTTTTTCCCATACTCTATTAGCTAATTTATTAAGAAGTTCGCAAGTCTTTTTTGCTACTTCTTTAAAATCATCATTATCAATATTTTCAGAACTATATACAGGTAAATAAAGATTATTATTAACAACACCTATTTTATATTTTACTATGGGTTTAATTATATTTAATTGTATTGGCTCTATACCAGATATTTTTAATCCATCCCATTGGTTGCCATTATACATACGATAGTTTTTATCAGTATCAGAATATACATTTTTTAGCCTGTTGTAATCTCTACCTTTTTCATATAGTTGCCATATATCAGTTTTTTGTAATTCATCTAAATTCATTGTTTCACCTCCTAGTTAGGTATATTTTGTTGGCCTATACCTGTTCCATCGTAATTATCTATATTGGCCATATTTATATCAAATATAGTTTGCTTTTTCTTTTCTTCGTGCGTTTCTATTTCATTTTGAATAGCCTTAACAGGATTTAATTCTGGCATAGTTATTTTTTCATTCTTAGATAATTTTTGCCCATTTTTAAGCCCCAGTGTATAAGCAAACAAAATAAAAACACCAAATATGGTGCATAGTATTATTGTTTCTACCATTATTTATCACTCTTTTTCTTTGCGGATGGTTTCTTTATAGTTTTTATTTCTATTGTCTTTGCGCCTGTTTCTTTAATCATATTATCTATTATTGTATCTGCTTCATTATATTTTTCTCTATATTTTTTCTTCTTCATTATATCCTCCCACTCTTTGCTTATTGGTTCTTTCCAATTTTTTACTTTTGGTATATTCCATAAATCATCTATATCTAAATTAGACATATCAAATTCTAATATTTTTGAATTGCTTTCATTTATTCCAAATTCATCCAGTATTGGCAACTTTGTTATTATTAATGGTTTACCTAGTTTTAAACCCTCTTGTGCTGTTATACAACCTGCTTCTGTTGAAGATAATTGGCAAATATAATCGCATATACTCATCCATCCAAAAGGATTAAGCTCTGGTTTTATAAATACTACTCTGCTATCATCATAATCAAAAGGCAAATCAGTAAATATAAGCATTAAAAATAGCTTGTTTGTTTCCTTAAATTTATCAAGTAGGTATATTACCCTTTCTTTACCTTTTTCCTTCGATAATCGACTAAATACACCTATTATAAGAGGTTTTTCTTTATCTTCTATATCAATGTAATTGTATAGTACTTTAGCCTTTATACCATATATTTTATAGAAAGCATCAGCGGCGCATTGAGATACTGCATATATTTCATCATATTCAGGTATTTCATCTAATGATAGGCAATCGTACATTCCATGTATAAAAGCCTTTCTCTTTTTTGCTTTTATAAATGTCGGATTATTAAACATTGGAAATATTAAAGCATCACATTCTAGTGGTTGCCCTACATTCTTTATTGTCTCTATTCCAATTTTCTTTAATCTTTCTAATTGCTTTTCATCAGCAACATCATATACCACACTAAACTCATATCTTTTACCTAAATTGTATATCCATGTCTCTATTCCACCGATAGCATGTATATAACTAAAATAGATTATTGTATCTCGTTTATAGGGCTTGTTATATATGCTCTTTTCTTTTTCCAAAAAGATTACTCTCTCTTTTTCTCTTTCTTTAACAACATCTGCTAGCATATTAACCTCCTATATAACTACTATTTCTTCACCATAATCTTGTTTTAATGGTTCTTCTATCTTGAAATTGAATATTTTTTCAATATTATTTTCTATTTTAGCAGGTTGAGACCTTGATACACAAAAATATCTTAATGCATCAGTTATATGTGTTATATCATGTGGCTCTGTTGCACAATCATTTGGATTCTTTTCATCGTGTTGTAGTTGTGGCAGGCATCTTATTAAGTTAATACAATTACTAAATATCTTAATATTTGTATCTACTATTAATTCTCCTGTTTGTTCGTGCTTTCTCTTATATGGTTTTAACCATTCTTTAACATTGAGCCATCCACCAACTCTATCATTACTTGCCTTTTCTAACATAACTCCATTTTCAAAGAATATTTCTGCAGTTGATTTTCCAGTATCTCTGTTTCTATTCCACAAATCAGGTGGTGCATATATTCCTTTAAATGTTTCTTTTCGCATATAACTTTTTAATGTTTGGCATGCTTCACTAACAATTAAGTTATTCTTATGTATTTCATTATAGACATACGCTTTATTATGTGAATCAATCGCCACAAATACTACTGCAAACATATCCAGTCCATAGTCTAGTGCTATATATCTATTCCACTCTTTAGGTATTTGAAATGGTTCCATTACATGGAGACTTCTTTTAAATTCTTTAAAGAACATTCCATCATATATATCCCAATCGCCATATTTAAGAGCTTTTCTTTCTTTCTCAGGTAAAGCATCTAGTCTTTTGATATAATCTGGATCATAAGATAACATAAACTTATTATCCGTAACTAAACTAGGAATAAATATTCTAGTAGTAGTTTCTCCAGTTTCTAACTTACATTCATGTACTTTGTTAGGCTCTCCTATATCAATAAACCTTTCTTTTACCCATGTATGACCTACACCACCAGGATTAGTAGAACTTTTCATGCCTTTTGGATATGGATTAGCGCCTCTACATCTTGAAATCATGTATGTATACATATATTCAGTAAAATGGGTTAATTCATCAAATCTTATAACATCATATTCTGCTGATTGATACTGATATACATCCTTCTCATTATCTATATATCCAAAGTCAATAATACTCCCATTCTTAAATAGCCATGTATGCTTACTAGAGTTATAATCAGCTACTTCTCTAGGATATAGTTCCAAACTAACTCTAATTAGTGATTTCTCTAAGTCTGGAAACGTTCTACGAAAGATTATTTGTTTGCTTTTAGGATATCTTAGTGCATATAGAAGCGAATCAACTAATTGACCATATGATTTACCACCACCAGCAGCACCACCAAACAATGTTTCAAATGCTTCCGAATTGATAAATTGTTCTTGCTTGCTAGTTATTGATATATTCACTTTATAACCTCTATTTTTACTTCAAAAGGTTTATCTTGTTCCACTTCTAATTTATCAACAGGCTTTTCTCCTATTGTATCTCTAATTACTTCAAATGCTTTTGTATTCCCCTCTAAGGCTTGTTGTATTAATGCTAGTGATACCTTTTGTTGTGTGTCTCCTTTAGATAATAGCAATAACAACTCATCCTTTAAGGCTTTTCTTTCTTGTCTTGCTTTAGCGCTTGCTTTGCCACCTTTTTTGGCAATTTCTCTCTGTTTATCCTCTGTTAATTCATTAAAAGGTATTAAGTTATCTGTGTTCAATGGTATCGCCTACTTTCTCACAATACTTCTTTTATCTCTATCTTGTGCATATAAGCCATTAATTTCTTTTTTATCTTATATACATCTGTTTTCATACCCTTTACATCTTCTACTACTGTCTTTCCATCTTTCTTATATACGAAGTCCGCAATATAGCGAATGCCTTTATACTTAATGTTATTCAGTTGAAAAGGTGGTACAAGTACAAATGGTACTTGCAATTGTAATCCACTTATTTCTCTTTTTCTTTGCATATCTTCTAGCACTAGATATCTTAGGTATTCTTTCTTACTATCGAACTTCATATCTTTGTATACTACTTTTTTGTTCTTATATTTTCCCATTAGTCCATCACACTTGCTTTCATCTATGCATGTTTTGCAATTGTTATTTGTCATACATCTTCTTGAATTCATACTATCAACCCTTTTTATTTAAGTCGCATTTTATTTAACATCTGCGTGTTGTATATAATAAAAGACGCATATTTGCGTCTTAATTTTGAAAGGAGGTGATGTCTATAAAACATCAACTTTACCACGTTTATCCGTTCCTTGAAAAAATAGAAAAATGATGTTCCTCACATTAATACATTATAACCATTTATTATTCAACCACTAGCCAGTTAAGATGCCTCATAAAGGAGCGACCTTTAATCTATCTCAACCTTTTTTTGTTAGAGCAAATCTCTCTTACCAACTTTCACACACGTTAGGCTCTTTCTTTGCATATTCGCTAATGCATTTGTTAATCCTTATTGTGTAGATTTGTGCTACTCGTACCAGTTTCTAATCTTATACATCTATCTCTAGATATCAACTACACTTTGGTTTATTGGTATTCATATTAGATACTTTATCCACCACAGATAATATATCTTATATGGCTTTCTTCCTAATTAGATTTAGGCTTTTGCAGATTACCAACGATTAGTCCTGTGTTTTATAAACTCTTATAATGTACTACTATTATCTCTTTTCCTAGTTTCTAGGTCTCAATACTGGTATCACTACCAATATACACTCAATCCCCTTTAAAATCTCTCTCAAAGGTAATAAGAACGAGATAATATCTATACTGTATTGCGTTACAGTCTTTCATATAGTTCATTCTTGCTATTTTTTCAAAGAACAAATTGTTCTTTCAGAAGTATTATATGTATATACCTGAGATTTTATATTTATCTCATTTTATATTATAAACCTAATTTATTCCGATTTTTTCCGATTTTGCATTTGTATATAATTTATGTTTAATTTCTGCTATAAAATCATATGTTCTACTTATCGAATAACCAATCAATCTATTAAACTGATTCGGTTTCTTTCTTTCAATCCACTTAAATACATATACTCTATCATGCACTTCTGTGCTACTTCTCAATTCTCTTTCCTTTTTCTTTAATTCATATTCTAATACATCTTTGTTATTTCTGGTTGTATTAATTAATAGATCAACTTCTTCAATTTCTCTTGCATATACATTAAATTTTTCATCTGGTGATGAATTAGATAAATGATTAACTATTTCTTTTACTTCTGTTCCATGTGGAGTTACTAAATATAATAGTTTACTTTTTTCGTCTAATGCATCATAGTATTTTTTTTCAGCTTTTTTATATTTTTTCAATAAATTATGATACTCTATATACATTTATCATCCTTTCTTCAACCAATTTTATCCCTATTATCTGTTTATTCCATTTCTTTCAATATTCTTATTCTCAATATTTCCGCATACTCATTCATAATAGAAAATTGTTTTTGCATTAACTCCAATTTTTCTTTGCTAATAACTGTTGTTTCATCGTTGTAAATAACAACCTCTAATTTAGCAATTCTTTCTATCAAACTTGTATATTCACCTATTAATCTTTCTTTATAAATCATTCTATTTACCTTCTTCCTTTAATTTATCTATTATCTTTTTTTGGTTTTTGATTAAATCATTGATTTTATTACTTAACATATTAAAATTATTTACTATATTTTGTTGACTTTCATCATATGATAATGTTTTATCTCTTTCACATTTATTTTTAATTTCTTCAATATCTATAAACTCATCTTCTATTATTTCAAGTAATGGTTCAAACCAATTACAAGTAAATATTAAATCTTTTAACTCGCAATCTTCATTAACATAATCATATCTATCCCATTTAAAGATAGAATCTTCATATTTTATAGTAGGATATTTACCATCTTTAATTAATCCCAAAAGTTCGTATATACTAATTACTTTCATTCTTCACCTCTTTCTAGTTCTAATACTTCTAAATATCTCTTAACTACTCCGATTGCTTCTTCGTGTCCTTCTTTAGCTAATTCTTCAGTTGGATATCTAAATTGATAATATTCAAAGGGATTACCACTTTCATCTTCCCAATTAAATATCATTGTTTCATAATATAAAGGAATTTCTGTAAATGAGTGGTTTATTCCCAAATCTACTGTTGAAACTGTATATTTATCTATTTTTGTTTTTTAATCAAATCTAGTTTCCCAATTGAACCCTTTTCTATAACCATATTTCTCTAATTTCATTCTTCACCTCTTAAATATTCAATTAATGTTGTTTGTTGTTCAATTTGTTTTTCTAAAAATTCACATTTTTCTGATACTCTATACATTTCAATTATTGAAACAATACCGAATATCGTAAAAAATATTCCAAATGTTAAACTTGTAAATACTATTCCTAGTTTTATTTCTCCGTTATTCATTCTTCACCTCTTTCTAGTTCGGTCATTTTAGATAGAATATTCATTATAACAAGTATTCTTATTGGTGGTTCTTTTATATTAAACGAACTTTCTTCATATTCTTTTATTTCTTCTTCTAACCATTTCTTTAACTCATTCCGGTTGTTTTGTAGATTTTTATTTTTTCTTTCTAATCTTTTTAAATCTTTAAAAGTATATTTCAATTCACAAAATCCATCTTCTTCATATACAAATAAACTATCTTTATTCATCTTTAACTTCCTTTTCTATTCTATTTAGTTGCCTATCAATTTTCTCATTCATTATTCTTAATATGTCGTTACCGTCTATATGGTAATATTCTTTAAATTGTAATAACATAACACATACATCTGCTATTTCTTCTATTATAAATTCTTTAGCAATATATAATGCTTCAGGTTCTTGCATATAGTATTTATCATCTTCATATCTTATTATTGCTTCTTCTAATTCAAATGCTTCCTCATTAAACTTTCTTAATTGATTATTAATTCCGTATTTTCCTATTATCCTTAGTAATTTTTCTTCCATTCGTTTCTCCTTTAACCAAATATATATTTTAATAATGCCATAACAACTAATACACTAAATCCTAAACTAATTAATATTGAAATTATGTATATTGTTATTCCCCAAAACATTTTATTTTTTAATATTTTCATCTTATTATCATTATACTCCTTCCTGTTTTAGGTTTATAATCTATATAACCTTTATCTTTTAAATTCTTTAAATGTGCATGTACTGTAGCTGGCGAACTTAAACCTGCTAATTCACATATTTCTCTTATTGATGGTGGTAAGTGGTTTTCTTTCATAAATTGCTTTATAGCTTCATATATCATTTGTTGCGAAAATGTCATTTTTCTAACTCCTGTTTTATGTACCTTAACCAGCACTTTTTATATACTTCTTCATCTACACTGCAATTATCCATACAATAATCTATATTTTTATTCCAAAATTCATCTATATCACAAGGCATTTGGTATTCTATTAGCATTTCTATTGCTTTATCTAGTTTCTTTTTTAATAATTCATTTTCTTCTTTGAATTTTTTTGCATATGGATTAACTTTATTATAATTTTTATAATATTCTTTATTCTTCTGGTAATATCTCTTTTGTGCTTCAGCTTTTTGTTTTTTCTTTCTTGCTATCTTTTCTTCTTGAGTTAAATTAGTTAACTTCATTACTTACCTCTTCAATATAGCCTTTTAGTATTTTTAATAGTTGTTTAGGACTAGTAGAAATATATTCAAATTCATCCATTAATTCTGGATTCATCATATGCTCTTTTATATATTCAATAGCCTTATCATTTCTATCTTTAACTTTCTGATATAGTAGTTTGTAATGGTTTAGTTTTTCGTTTTCTTTTTGTAATTGTTCTGATAAATCTTTATAAAACTCTAATTGTTTTTTAGGATTAGTTATACTTGTTTCATATACACTCATTTATTATCTCCTCTAACTACTTTTAATATTTCTCTTTTAACATCTGCATAAATTTCACAACCTCTACCAACACTACTTAAACTACTAACGTGTTTTTCTATTTTGTTTATTCTTTCTTTTAATTGTTGGTTTTCTTCTTCATAATAAGTAATTATACTTTCTAATTCTTCTAAATCTTTATAATTAAATAAATAACCTACTTTGCTTTTCCATTTATCTAAAATAATATCTTTCATATTTAAATTTACTATTTCTTCTCTATCCACTTAAAACACCACTTTCATACAAAGAATATAATATCCATCATCTTGCTTTTTGATTAAATCTGATTTATGATTCAGTATTTCATAATACTGCTTAGCTGTCATTTTTACATTATCAGCCATTTTACTATTGAAGTAACAAAATCCTTCTAATCTTCTTAATATTTCATTTAATAAATCATTTACATTTTTATATTCGTATCTTTCAACAAATACTGTATTATTTTTATCTATCATTTAATCCTCCTAATTAATATTTCTACTAATGCTTTTTTTAAATCCTTTTTCTTATTAAATGTTTCATACATATATATTTTTTCTTTTAATTTTTTTATTTCGCTTTTTAATTGTTTTATTTCATATTGAGAATCATAATATAATTGCTCATAATCTTTCATTTTTAACTTTGTTTACCTTATCTTTTACTTTCGCTATATTTATTCCAATTTTTGTTAATTCTTTTTCTTCATAAATCAAATTGTTTTTATTCATAATAAGCATTTGAGAATTACTTACTAATGCTAAATTATTTAATTCTATATGATGTCTATCACCATCTAAAAATATTAATTTGTATCCTTTCGGAATTGGCCCGTAAACCTCTTCCCAAATAAGTCTGTGTTTTTGTTTCCAGTTAAACCTACCTTTTTTATCTTGAATTTTAACATATAAGAATCCCTCATCATCTCGATTACTATGTGAACTCTTCCATTTTTCGGTTCCTACAGTATCAGAATTTACTGGTGTATTCCCTTTTTTAAAAGTTGTTTTTCTACTATTAGCTTGTCCTTCTTTCGACATAAACTCATCCCATGTTTTTCCTTTGTTCCAGCTAACTTGTCCTTTTTCAAATCTTCCTGTTAATCCACTTTTCATTTTGTTATTTCTTCTAAAGTTTTTTATATTGGTTGCAGTTAAATTAGTTCCAAATTTTTTATTAAACATATTTGCAAGGTCTTTAGCGGTTCTCATGTAATTATTAGTAATTAAAAATTTCTTTTGTTCCTTTGTATATTTATTTGCCATTATTTTTGCTTTCTCCTGTTAACAATTTAGGCATTTCTTTGCCAATACCAAACTCATCTGCATGTTTTTTTGCATTTAACACAACATTTGCATTATTAATAATTTGCTGTGCTACATTTGTAATCGCTTTACTTCTTTTTATTTCCTTATCTAATTTTTCTTCACTATCTAATTCTTCATCATCATTAAGTCTTTCTAATTCTTCAAATAAATAATCGTTTAAATCTGCTAAATTATTTTTCATTTAAATCACCCCATGCATTTTATACCACTTTATATCGTTGTCTTTTTGCAATTCTAAATCATATTCTATATCTTCTTTAGAATAACTTTTACATCTTTCTAACCATTCATTAAAGCATTCACTGCAATATGTATCATGCAATCCCCAAATTAATTTCATATTAGAATATGGGCCTTTACCACATCCGTCACAAATACCTAAACCTCCCCATTTTTCTATTTCTTCTAATGTTACATCTACATAGCTAAATCCTTGTGGATTATATTTTATTTTATCTAATTTCATTTCTTTTTCTTCTCCTTCGGTAACTTAGGTAACATTTTTTTTAAATCTGCATACTCATCTTCTCTTTTACTCTCTTCGTAGCACATAATTACAAATATAATTAATAGTAAACATGCTATAACTAACAAACTAAATACAACCTCAACCCAATTTGTCATTAAAAATTCTATCATTTCATTAACTCCTTCTCATCTTTTATTGCCTTTAACAACCTCATCAATTCGTAAGTAGCCCTTTCATTTTTATTACCTATTTTTTCTATTCTGTCAGTTAGATATATATCCATTTTTTCTAACATACTATTTGCTCTATCGACTACTTCTGCTTTTTTCTTAGCTTTATCTATTATCTTTTTCATTGCTTTATTTTCAAGTTCAAGTATATTTTTATCACGTTTAAGCCTTTCAAATTCTCTTTCATAAGAGTTCATATCTTTTGTTGGATCTTTTCCTAATAAACCATCTAACATTTTTCCCATTCCTTTATTAATCTTTCTATTTCTAAATCTTCTTTAGTTTTTATTCCTAGATTTTTTGCTTCTTGTACTACGCCTTCTAACAGAATACTCATTTCTTTTGTATCATACTCACTGCTTCCTATATAAACTTTATAATGATTAAATTCTTGACCGTTCAACATACTTGTACCTGCTAATTTGTAATACTTAAATCCTCCAGTAACATCTATAGAAGAAAGTACACTTACCATAAATGATTGACCATAATCAACTAGCATTTCAAAGTATACTTCTTCTTTAGATTTTCTCATTTCGTTGGCTATTTCAGTTACAAGTTTCCAAAGGTATGCATTTGCGTTTAACGACCTTTTTTCTCTATGTTTCACTATTTTTACATCATATAAAATATCTTTATCTAATCTAAATATTAGTGGTAATATTTTATCTATTTTACAAGTATCATTTATCATCGTATTTCTTTTCTAAACTCCTAATAAATCTCCTTTTTTGTGCTTCAAATTCTAAATTGAATACTTTATTATTTTTAAATGATACATATATATCTACAAAAATTATTATCCAATTACAAATACCAAATCCATATATTATTCCTCTTAATAATTCACTATGATACTTAATATTAACAAAACTCAAAATTATCATTGTAAATGGAATAATAAAAAGAAACATATAAAAATCTATAATTTTATATTCTTTATGTTTTCTTGCAAATTTTAATAGTTCTTTTTCTGTATTTGTTTCACTAGTCATTATGGGTTCACTACCATCAGTCATCCAACCATCGTATTTTTCATATAGTTTCCAAGTTTCATTAAAACCATCGAAAGTTACACATAAATGATATTTGTTATAATCTAGTAATCTTCTTGCTTTCAATATTTTTTTATTCATCCTTAAACTCTCCCTTAATACAATTTGCTAGTTCCTCTTGCCCTGTCCTTTTTAAATATTCTTTCATTGTTTCAAATTGTTTTTCATTGCATTTCATTGTTCCATCAGTAATTTTGTATATGATATTGGCTATTAAACTTCTTGGATCATCATAAAATAATAATCTCATATCAGTTAAATGACTTTCTATATCATTAGTAATATTATTCCAATATGCTCTTTTGTGATTTTCTATTTTCTCATTTTCTAATTCAAATTCATTTCTATCACATTTAAAACTTCTACATATTTTTGGTCTTACTTCATATATTTTGCACTTCTTATTTTCTCTATCATAAAAGCAACATTGTAAATTCATATTTTCATCATCTTGAAAATATTCAGGTTCAATACTGTTTTCTTTAATGTATTCTCTAATTCTTTTCTCTTCTTTTCTAGTAATCGGAATTAAAGCACTACAACAATTCCCACATTTACTGCAATTACCACAACTATCACAATAATTTATCATTTCTTACTACCTCAAATCAAAATGGTAAATCATCATCGGTTATAGTTACACCATTATCAAATACTGGCATACTATCTATTTCTTCTGGTTTATATGAAATTTGATTATTATTACTTACTGGTGGTTCTTCTAAATTTTGAAAATTAGAATCATCTTTCTTACCCTCTAAAAATTCTACTCTATTTGCTACAACTTCTGTTACATATACTTTCTTTCCATCTTTATCATCGTAGTTTCTAGTCATTAATCTACCTTCTATACCTACTAGATAGCCTTTTTTACAATATTTAGCAAAGTTTTCAGCTTGCTTGTCCCAGATTACCACATTGATAAAATCCGCTTCTCTTTCTCCGTCTTGATTTGTATATGACCTATTGATTGCAACATTTGTTTGAACCACAGCTCTTTTACTTACTTCTGTATATCTTAACTCTATATCTCTTGTTACTCTACCTATTAAATCTACTCTATTCATAACTTCTTACCTAACCTTTCTTTAAATTCTGCTTTTTTGCTAATATAAACATATTTTTTACACCAACTACATATCTTTTTATTCTTATGTTCAAGAGGATAAAAAACTAGTGAATGACCGCAACGACAATAAACTTTATATTTCGCTCGTAACTTAAATAATTTTTCATCATCTTTTCTTGACATTTTATATCAATCCTAGTTTCTTTTCTTCATTAATTACATCTGCCATATAAGCATCATAATCTTCTTCATCTACACCAAAATAGTCTTCGTCTTCTACTATTACTTCATATTCTCTTTCCATAACTGAAACTCCTTCAATTTATCTAGTAATTCTTTCTTACTTTTTCTTTCTATTTCAATTAGTTGTCCTAGTTCTTTTTTTGGCAACCAAATTACATATAGTTTGTCATATTCTTCACCTTTTGCTAATTCATAAAATGATAGTTGCCAGCTTAAATATTCTTTATCTAGTTCAGCTGTTGTTTTAATATCGCACAGGCAATTATCATCGCCTATTCTTGCTATCATATCGAATCTACCACAATAATCATAATTGTAACTAATCATTTGTTCTTGCTCTAAAACTTCGATTTTATATTTCTTTTTTAATTTTAAATATTGATCTATCGCTAACTCTTGATAAGTATTTAATTCAATTAAATCTCCATATTGTTCTATTACTTCTATTGCCTCATGCACTTTGCTACCATAGTCTGCCTTTTTATTTAATACCTTACTAGGAACATTCTTATATTTATCTGGAAAGATAAAATGCAGTATTTCAGATACACTTGGTACTATTATTCCATCTTTCAAATAAATGTGTTGTTCTTCAATAAAATCTATCATTATTCTTCAAATGTTAAAGTTATAGAACTTGCTACTGATGTTGTTTTGGAATATTCTTCATAAATGTCAGGACATTCTTCTTTTAATCTTTTACTATCTATTGCAGTTCTACTTGTCGCTTCTTTAATATTAGCGCATAGCCCGTTAATAATAAATTTCTTAATTCCTTTTTGCTCCATTGCTTCTTTTAAACCAGCTTTTAACTCTTTTTCCATCATATCTATTTTTGCTTTAGCCTTTTGAAATTCTTTTATTTGTTCAATCACTTCTGTTGCAACTATAATTTCATTATTTTCAACTTTTACTATTTCGTTTATCATTATTTCTCCTCTTTCTTTGAACGATCTTGTAATCTTTTTATTATTTCACTTGCTTTAACCATAGTCATATCTTCCAATTTAGTTAAACCATTTGCGGTTAATAACTTGTCCATGTTTTCTCCTACATAAATTTTTTCTAATATTTCTATTTGACTAGGTTGTATTTTTATTTCTTCTGTTTTTTTTGTAACTTTTTTACTAGCAGGTGGTGTTTCACTATCCGGATCTTTCATTTCTTCTGTTGGTATACAGAATACTTGAAACATTGCATATTTCATTGCTATTGCCATTGCTTTGTTAGTTGCTTTGTCTCCGCTATCCATACCTTCACCAACTACTATCGCTTCTATAAAACTTCCGTCTTCAGCATAAAAGATATATTTTATTTTGCATATTGAATAAATTAATATTCCACCTTTACTTGTAACTCTTTCTTCTCTTGTTTGTTCTAAAACTTGCGGAACTATAAATACTTTATGTTTCGCCAATAAAGGTTGAAATGTATTCATTACATCATCAATACCTCTGAACATAAAATTTTGCGTTGTATTTTTTTTATTTTTTCCTATAGCTGGTACTTCTTCTAGAATCTTTGTTATACTTTGGTAAATATTCATTTACTTATCTCCTCTACTTTCAAAATAACTAATACATGCATCTATGTATGACTTTGAATTATTTAATTTTTCTATTGCATAGTTTGAATGAATACCATTTTGTTCTACATAAACTTCAAGAACTGCTGATATTCCCATTAAACTATCAACTAAATCTTTTAAAAATGCACTATCCCTACTTCCAGTTTCGTAGTATTCATCATAGACTATCATGTAATAGTTAACTATTTTATTCGTTTCTCTCGTTAGAGAATTTCTTGTCATTTCTCTGCATTCTTCTCTTGTAACCATTTTAACCTCCTACTTTTCCACAACTCCTGTGGATAACTATTTGTATTCTTTTAACATTTCTTCTATTTTTTCTCTTTCTTCTTTTGAAATTTCTTTCTTTTTCACTTCTTTATCAAACCATTCTGGTATATTTTCAGATTTGCTTTTACTTCTCTTTCCGTTTAATTTTTCAAAAATAATACCTTTGTAATTGTTTGCCATACATTCATCAATTAAGTTTAAAACTTCATCTACCCCATATTGGCTCGTGGCACTTTCTATTCGTGCAAGTAGTTTTTTAAATCCTGTTTCTTTGTAATATTCTTTTCTTTCCCACTTATACTTTAACCATTCTTCTATCTTATTTTTTAAATTATTATTATTATTTAGAAAATAGAAATTAGAAAGTAGAAATAAGAAAGTAGAAATATTATTTGCTTTTGCTTTCGCTTTTGGTTCGGTTATTGTTTCGGTTTCTATTTCGGTTTTATTTCGGTTTTTAGGTCTACCACCTTTTTTACCATTTTCAATATTAATTTTCGATGTATCTAATGGCATCTTTAAGTTTATCCATATACCTTTACTTAAACCATCTAACTCAGGTTCAACATCCTCAAACATATAACCTAGTAAAGCATCATACATTTGTAATCTTTCTTCATCTGGAAGATATTTAATTAATTCATAATAATTTCTATAAAATGTAAAATTATTTATTTCATTCATGTTCCCCTCCATACAACCAAAACCTTGACTTTTATCGCTTTATTTGCTATAATTATGTATGTAAAAAGTTAACACGAACTTTTTATTTTTTTATAGAATAGTAATTAAAATTCGCATTTCCCAAAATAGAATCATCGTTACTATTCTTTTTATTTTGCTCTGATAAAATTAAACATCCTGCAATTATAACTAAATAAAATATTATTACCCCTTTATTTCTTTTTAATATTTTCATAAGCTTGTCCTTTCTCGAGAGATTATTTTCTCTCATAAATTATTTTTACATTGTATTTTCTTCCAATGATTTCATATAATTTTTCTATTAATATTCTTGCATGTTGTTCAGTAAAATTTTCCATCTTTTACCTCCTAATTAAAATTATGCTTTTAGTCGTTCGGCTATTATTCAGACACTTAACGAGAACTAGCATTAGTGCTTTGACAAGAATTAAAAGGATAAGAATTAATGTCAAATAACTTTGAAAATGATGTTTTAAGTGCTTTATCCTAGTCCTCATTAAGTGCCTGAATTTTTATGTGTAAAATTTGTGTAAAATATTTGATTTTCTAATAATTAGTGTTTATAATAGTATTGTATCTTGAAAAAGATATAGAAAGGTTGTGGTTCAAATCGAACTTTTAATAACCTTTTCCTTGACTAATTGTTGAGATGCTCCGTTTGCTACGAGGAACTATCCTTCGTTATGAAGAATAGCCGAGAAAGAAAACTCTTAAAGTTACGGACAATTACAGCCAAATACCTTTTTTGTTTGGTGCTGAGTGTAATGGTTTTTCTAGTTAATTAATACCTTGGTGCATGCATATTAATTAATTATTAGATAAGTTATATAAAATGTAGTAATTGAATTAGTTTAAAACTCGCTTTAGTTTACTAAAAAGGAGTAAATTATTGTTGTTAACCCACTAAGTAACTATTTATTGTTGTTTACTTCTAGAATCTACATCAATGTTACTTAGTGCTTTTTTTATGTCTAAATCAAATGCTATTATTATTTTTACTAACTCATCTGCTGTTAGTTTTCTTTTTTTATTCAAGGTTAAACTTACTTTATCTTGACTTATTTTAGTTAATCTCTCAATCTCTTTTTGGGTTATTTTATTATCATCAAAATATTTATTTAGAAAATCAATTATATCCATCTTCTATTCCTTTCTATTACTCTTGTTGTTCTTTTAGTTGAAAATTAATATTCACATTTTGTGGAATTGTTATGCAAATAAAAATCGCTTACTTTGCATCCAAATATCTTGGATAGTAAGTATAATGTTGTTGCCTTTATAGTACTTGCATCTTCTTCATAAGATACATAAGTTCTTAATGTTATATCAAGTTTTTTAGCTACTTCTTCTTGGGTTAAATCAGCTCTATTTCTTTCAGCTCTCAAATTATTTGATATTTCTTTTCCAGTTATTACTTCGTTTTTCATTACTTCCCTCCTAACTTGTTTTAATTATAACTCCACATTTTGTGAATGTCAATAGTTTTTTTCACATTTTGTGAATATTTTTTCTTGTTTTTTTTTGTATGTAATGTTATAATTAAAACGTGAGGTGTAAATATGAGCGTTGATAAATTATTTTTATCTACTAATATTAAACATTTAAGAACGATGAACGGAAAAACCCAAAACGATTTAGCAATGTTATGTGGCAAAAAAAATACTGCTATTAGTAATTGGGAAAAAGGAATAAGGGAACCAGATGCACTTGATTTGGCTGTTATTGCAGATTTTTTCAATGTTTCTATTGATGATTTAATGTTAAAAGATTTAAGATTAGAAAAAGATAATAAAACAGATTGAAAAGGAGTTATAAATTATGGGAAGATATGTAAAAAAAACTTGTCCTAACTGTGATTATGTTATTCAAAAGTATACCTTGGATAATACATACGGAATGGTGGACATAGGAATTCCATTTGAAATTTGCCCTAAATGTCAAACTTTGTTGTTAAAGAAAAATATAAAAGAATTTAATATGTTAACTAAATTTGATTATGTTAGAATGTGGTTTTGGAATATTTTAAGTAGTTTGCTACTATCTGGAATTATTTCTGCTGCAATAACAGCACTTATATTAAAGATATTTAATTCAAGTAATGGATTTGAATATAGTTTTTTCTTATTTTGGGCAATAATATTTGTTTATTTTATTAAAAATTGCTATACCACACAAAAAAAGCAAATTAAAGAATCAGAAGAAAGATTGCAAAATGTCGAATACAAAAAACTTATTGAGCAAATTAGAAAATAAATATTGATTAAAAATATGCTAGTACAGGTATTTTTAAAATAGATATTAAACAAAACTGCTGGAACAGTAATAAGGAAGGAAGTAATAAGATGAAAATAAGTATGTAGCAAAAGTAAAAATACGAGATTAACAAAAAGAATAAAAATAGTTGACAAAAATAAATTTTTAAATTATAATAAGTCTCACTTAATTTGCTTTACATATTTTTTAAAATATGTTAAAATTTAAGTATAATAGCAAAGCATTTAGCATATGCTATTTTACGGGAGATGGTAGCCCCAGCCTAGCTTCGGCGGTCATAACTACTGTTATGATGCACAAAATCGAAGGACTTTTGCCTAAAACAAATTTAGGCCGCTACTAAAGAGAACTTATTTATAAGTTCTCTTTTTTTAGAAAGTAGGTACATATATGTTACAAGATTTAATAGATACATTTGAAGAATTAAAAAAATATGTTTTTTTGATAGACAGAGGAACAAAAGGAATGATAGCAATAAAATTTAACAATAACAATTTTTTCACTTAGTGGGATTGCATAAAATAAATTTCAATATGTTTTTACCATCCAAAATTAAAACACAAGATAAAAAATACAAATATATTAAAAATAATATTGGAAAATATGACAATATCTTACGAAACCAAATTAAAGGAAAAAATTCATTAGAACTTAGAATTTTAACGTTTTGTAGAATTAAGGATTTACTAAGTAATAACAATAATACAATTTTATATAGTTTAAAAGAAAAAGTCGCAGGAAGTCTTTATAATGGTGATTATGGATTAATGAAAATTTATGAAGATTCTATTTATTGTTTGTTTGCTCTAAAAGAAGAAAACGCAAATGATTGCATCATCAATTGCGCTCCACAAAGTTGGATGGCTAGCAATAGAATTAATAAATTAGTAGAATGTAAAAGACCTATATACATGGATAAAATTATTATGATACCTGTAGAATTATATAATCAAAATGGTAATTTATTACCATTATAAAAAAATCCTAGACTACATAGTAATCTAGGAAATCGACTATACTGCTGGAACAGTTATAAGTCGAAAGTGAAAAACACTTTAGCCGAACAACTAAAAATACAAAAACATTTGAATATAATTGTATAGGTTTTTCTATATAATTATATCAGATAGAATAAAAAAAATCAAATAGGAAGTGATATAATTATGCAAAATGAAATTAAAACTGTAGCCATATACTGTCGTGTAAGTACTGAGGAACAGAAAAAATTTGGTATTTCAGTGCAGGATCAAAAAAACAGTTTAACTAGATATTGTAAAAATAACAATTTTAAAATATATGATTATTACATAGATGAAGGAATATCTGCTGGTACCATATCAAAAAGAAAAGAATTTGTAAGGTTATTAAAAGATTTAGATAAAATCGATTTAATAGTATTTACTAAACTTGATAGATTCTCTCGTAATGTTAGAGATGCTAATAATCTTTTAGTAGAACTAGATAAGCATAATACTGCTTTTAGGGCTATTGATGAGGATGATATAGATACTTCTACTGCAGATGGTAGATTTATATTTAATCTCAAAGTAAATTTAGCAGAACATGAAAGAAACAAAGATAGCGAAAGAATTAATCGTGTTAATAAATATAAATATCATGTTGCTGGAACCGTTTGTACTGGTAACAAAAAATTTGGTTATGACATATCAGAAGATAAAAAACTTATTATTAATGAATCTGAAGCAAAACAACTAAATGAATTATACGATAAATATATAGAAACTAATTGTTTAGGTGATACCGTTAGATGGTTTCAACTCAACATAAAAAAACGTAGTTTTTCAAGTGTAAGGCTATATTTAACTGATACTTCTTATATTGGTAAATATAAACATACCACTAAAAAAACAAAAGAAATTGAAATAATAGAAAATTTTTGTCCACCAATTATAGATAAAGAAAAATTTTATAAAGTTCAAAAAATGCTTGGAGTTAATGTAAAAAAATATACTGAAAATAGAGGTTCTGAAACAGGAAATAAAAAAGACTATATTTTTAGCGGACTACTCTACTGCAAATGTGGACATAAATTGGCTGGTAAACATTCTAAAGGTAAACACTATTATATTTGCAAAAGAGCATTAACTACATTATGTGATAATAAAGTACATATTTCAGAAATTAACTTTGAGGATTATTTATTAAACAATATTACAGAATATGTTATTAAAGAAATAGAAAAATACAAAATTAAAAATTTAGAAGCTATTAGTAATAAAAAGTCTTTTTCTAAAGAACAAGAAATTATTAAAATTAAAAATAAGATGGAAAAACTAGGAAATTTATATTTAGAAGATATGATCGATGTTGACTACTACAAGAAAGAGTACAATAATTTAAAACAGCAACTTAATATTGTTGAAACCAAAGAAGAAATAAAAGAAGAAATTATCGACTATTCTTCTTTGAAAAACTTTCTTGATAATGATTTTATTACTATTTATAACACTTTAGAGAATAAAGAAAAAAGAGAATTTTGGTTCTCCATCATTGAGAATATTACTTTTAATTCTAAAACTGATTTTAATATTAATTTAAGTTGTACTAAATCTTAAACTCGACCAGGATTCTGAAATATCATTTGACTTAAAGTTGTTATATCTTTAAATGTTAAACAGTCTGCAAGCACTCTATTTACTCCAACATTTCCTACCATTAACATTCCTAAATCCCCTTCTCCAACTGCTTCTGCACGCATTAATCTTGCTAATAATTCCATTTCTTTTTCTGTGTATTTAACAATCATAGTTACACCTCTATCTTAATATATGATAAATAATTTACTCTATTATCAATATTTGACCTATATTTAATAGATTTGATGTTAAATTATTCAACTCTTTTAATCTATCTACTGTTGTATTAAAATTTTTAGCAATGCTATATAAGCTATCTCCGCTTTTTACTACATATGTTTTTTCATTAGTAGGTGTTGTTGGTATTTTTAATGTTTGACCTATATTTAATAAATTGGTTGTCAAATTGTTTATTTGTTTTATAGAATCTACTGTAGTATCAAATTTTCTCGCTATAGAATACAAACTATCTCCTGATACTACATTATAATTAAAATAATTTTCTTCTGGTATTTCTTCAATATCTTGTGTTGTTGGTATTTTTAATGTTTGACCTATACTTAATGTATTTGAAGTTAAATTATTTAACTTTTTAATTGCATCTACTGTTGTATTATATTTATTTGCTATTTTATATAAACTATCTCCTGATACTACTTGATATTGTATTATCGTTTCTTCTTGATCTGGTAAATTAATAGTTTTTGGTATTTTTAATACTTGCCCTATACTTAATGTATTTGTAGTTAGATTATTTAATGATTTTATTTCATCTATAGTAGTACTAAATTTGTTAGCTATAGAGTATAAACTATCGCCGCTTTGTACTGTATATGTATCTGGTGTTGATACTGCTGATGGTATTTTTAATAATTGTCCTACATTTAAAGTATTTGTAGTTAAATTGTTTAATTTTTTTAATTCATCTACTGTTGTATTATATTTGTTTGCTATACTATACAAATTATCTCCACTTTTTACAGTATAAATTTCTGTTTCGTCTTCACTTACAAATTTAGATGGTATTTTTAAAATTTGACCAATACTTAAATTATTAGATGTTAAATTATTTAACGATTTTAATTCATTTACAGTTGTTCCTAATTTTCTAGCTATAGAATATAAGTTATCCCCACTTTGTACTGTATAAGTATTACTTACATATCCTTCAGGTGGTGTATAAGGTAATCCTTTATAATCTAAAACGGCTCTTATTACTGCTTCTGCTAAATTTTGATAATTTTCGTTTAGAAATTCTACATTATCAGCTGTATCATCTATAAAACCATATTCTACGATTACTGGTTCTGTTACTCCTGTATTTCTGTGGATAAAATAATAATCTTTACTCGTATCTGATGGTAATCTTCTTTGATAGTATTTTCTTGTTGTTTGACCTTCAGCACCAATTGAATCTAATATTTTTTTTGCTAATGTGTCGTTATTTCTTAGAGCGTAGATTGTTTCAGCACCGGTACCACCTCCTGCATTCAAGTGATTAGATATCACAATTACATTAGGATTATTGCCAAAAAAAGATAATATTTTATTTGTTCTTTCTGTTGGAGATAAGGTTACATCACTATCTCTTGTTATTGCAACTGGTACTCCTAGTTCTTTAAATCTATCATACATATATTCAGATATTAACAAGGTATAGTCCTTTTCTAACATATCATTACCTACTGCTCCAGAATCTGAACCTCCATGTCCAGCCTCATTGTTAACAAGGTAACTAATCTAATTTAATGACATTCATTTCAATGTCAATCTCTCTTTCGTTTGTTTCTGGGTTAATCTTCCCTATTAAAACAACATCTAT